AGTCTATCTTATCGGCTCAGCCTACAAATGATCTTCAGGAAGCTTTGGATAAGTACAAGGAGCAGTTGGAAGAGTTGCGCACAGATGAAGACGAGCTAGTAAAGCTAAATCGTCTTTATGGTGATAAGCAGGCGCAGAACCATGCAGTAATTCCTCAAGCTACTTATTATGGTTGGATTCTACTTGTTCTTGTTCTCTTGATTGCAGTCTTTGTTCTGTTCGTGATGAGTTCGTTCCGCCAAATTGAGTCGATTCTGCCTACTATGCCCTCATTGGACCTAGGACAGGCGACGACATCGCCGATGGTGCCGTCACTGCCGACGTTACAGTAGACGCTACATTCCCGACTGCTGTCGCTGCCGTAGTTGCTGCCGCCTTGATTTGAGGTGACCAGTATCCAATCAAAAAAAGTATGGGCAGGAGAATTAGAACAAGTCCAAAGCGTAGAAGAAAGGCATACCCATTCGATACATTGAGAGTCGGTTCCCCCGATGCAGGAGAAACTAACTGATCATACCGTCCCTTAGCACCCCGATATGTATCCTCAATCTGCTGCGCATTTTGAAATAGACTTGTTGCTGAATCATAAATGTCTGAGAGTTCTGAGTTTCCTTCCTGATACGATTCCGTAAACCGATTCATATCACGTTTCTGGTCCTCTACCTCCTTTTGCCGATCTAGGATCGCCTTATCAATGGCCTCCTGCGCGTTCATATACGCAGTCTTATACGCAGCATCGCCCGTAGACAAAAATTGAACGTAGTTGGATTTGTATTCATTGAGAAGGTTCTCGAAGCCCGACATCGCCTATCTTATTATACACTCGCTACACAAAATCGGTAATAGGGGGTCGCACCTGCCGCCTCAGACTTCCTGATGATCTCTACAATCTCACCAGGTTTGGCTCCTATCCAGCGAGCCACAGGATCCTGTGTCCCAATAAACGGCATAGGCATATACTCCTTGTGCTTCATCGCAATTTGGGGGAGCATCGGCTTGTCCGCTTCCAGAGCAATATGGTCTGCAATCATAGACTTGGCAATTGTGTCCATATTAATCCCAAACTTTTCTAGAAAGATTTTTACTTCTTCCTCCTTCAGGATACGGTGTGCAGGAACCATACGGTGCTTGGTAATATCGCATGTCAACTGACCTACATGGAAGATCTGGAGAACGTCTGAGTATACCGAAACTGTCTGCAGAACTTTTTCAGATGCAGGAATGGGGACCACGAGAATACCGAGGGTTCCGCCATACTGCTTTGTTAGGTCCACGACCGTAGCCACATCCTTCTCGTGAATACGAGTGCGGTTGCTGGTGAAGACAATCACCGAATCAATCTTGGTCACAATGGCGGGAAAGTCCGACTCCAAAACCTCCTGAGTCTCAGTCTCGATTCCACGCTGGGACAGCATTAGGCGTAGAATTTCATCGCTGGTCGGCATCTTCTTATTCTCTGTATGTTATTCTTCCCCCCTGTAATTGTTTTATCCATTTTACATAATACGGTCCAGATGAAAAACACGACTCTTCTTGCTCTCGCGATTGCAGGACTTATTGTGGCTGGAGTTCTTCTGTCTGGGTCCCGCGAGATGTTCGGGGTCCCTGAATTTCTAGATCGGACGGCTCAGGTTCGCCGAGAAACAGGCGAATTGTCGTCGTATGCCCAGCAGACGACCCACTTGCGGGCACCTGATTCTCACCAGCCGCCGCGGGGGCAGGAGACGGGGCATCGGGTGGGGCAGTGGTGGGGATATAACTCTCTATTTTAGAAGGATCTTTCCGACAGTCCTGAACCATTGCCCAGAACGAATTGAGTTCCTCAATATGATCAGACATCCATTTGGGATCTCGCAGAACATTTTCGATCCGAATGTTGTTCAAGGTCCAGTAAATGATCCGCAATTCATCGCCCTCTAGCGACTTTCGCCATGCCACAAAGTCTGTAGTCTTCGGTTTGTATTCAATCACCCCCGTATCATACGCAACAAACACTCCCTTATACGGCGACTCTGACTTTGTCCACTCCGTCTTCCCACACGTCTTGAACTGCATTTCTACATAATCACACTCATCAATATTCGTGCACTCCATCTGCATCTGCATCTGGTGATAATAATCATCAGGGATTGGAGAATCCTGCGTGAACTTGCGAGAGATCGGGCACTTGAATTCTACCAACTTTCCCCATCGGTAATCCATCTTGTCCTTAGTGAGCACAATCCCGTCGGGTGATGCACCCAAGAACTTGTAGATGGGGTGCCCAACACACGTAGTATCCACGATGTCTACCCCGCCCTGAATATTGCCATAAATCTCTTTGGCCAGCGGTTCAAATTGGGTTCCCCACATACACGCTGTCATCATAGACATTCCGCTCCCTGCCTGTTTAGGTCCATCCAGTTTCCGCATCAAGAGTTCCTTCTTCGCAGAAGGTGTCGCTGTCTTGAATGCCTTGGTAACTTCAGATGCGGTAATCATTTCAGATCGTTTGGCGTGCCAGGCATCCGTGCGCTGGTCAGCAACGCCGTAGTCTCGGAGGACTTTGAAGACCGCGCGTCGCCTAGCCCAAACCTTACCCATGTGGGAATCCAGAAGTCGGTATACCTGCGCTTTATAGTTCTTGTAGTGATATCCACGATTCCGACAGATGGCCTTGATTCGATGTGTGAGGTGCGTACAGGCATCCAAGGGAAGTTCAAAGACATCCATTAGTTTATCCAGAGATATCTGTGAAAAGGTATTCGTTTTACTTACATACGACGGCGGCGACTACGGCCACCCTTCTTCGCCTTACGGGTCCTGCGTGGCTTCTTCTCATTCTCTCGAATGGCTACTTCAAGTGCCGCCACCTTCTCCTCTGCCCGCCGAACAAGTTCGGGTTTCTTCTTGTACATCTCATGTATCATCATATCCTCCTTGCCGCTCACCAGATGCTTTCCTGTGTGAGCAATGTGGACAATATCCTTCGCAATCTTCAATTCATGATGAAGTTGCGCGAGAGACGGCATTTGGTTTGTTATAAACCGATATATTTCTAAGAGTCGTTTACAGAAAAGGTGTCGGTCATACACAATGACGACCACATCTACAACTACGACTACAACTACAACTGAGATCTCAACGCAGGAAGATTGGGTCCTCCATCGTCTCACCAATTTTTACAATCCTGAACGTCTAACTCTTCTTCGCGATATTCTGGCAAACAAGACCAATATTTCCCTACGTATTCTGGACTGGTTTGTTACCAACTATTCCAAGATGAACAATGTATCCTACATCTCCAAGGCAGGGAAGCATGTGATTGTCTACCTTGCCTACAAGTCCCATCTGAAGGCTTATAGCAAGAAGATGTTTGATCCCTTCTGTCGTCATGCCCGCATTGATTTTCAGGGGGTGTCGACCACCGTCGGCCAGCTGAACTTCTTTGCGTGGGCTATGGAGGACGATGTGATTGAGTATCTGTTTGAGCATCGCGACGATATCCATGCAGATATGGAAACCCGTATGAATGTTGAGGGGGGAAATGATGGCAAAAAGACTGCAGGGGTTGAACATACACGCAAGAAGCGTCACGAGCTATCGCATTCCGCCACCAAGTCTCTGAAGAAGCACGACGTAAAAATCATGGTTTCGTTTTCGTAGTGTGAAGTAAGTAGAAATGTTATCCTTTCATCGGAAAGTTGTGTATCCAGCAGATACCGATATTGCCGATTTTGATTTAGATACAGACGTCGAAGAGTACAACTACGATGGACGTCTAGTATTTCGGGGAAATCTTGATCCCGTTTATTCAGGAGATAATGATGAGTTCCAAGTGTATTGGTTGTATGATGAAAGCAATCAGCGAGTCGGATTGGCCGAGCATCGTGGTGATGGACAAGAACATACCTGCTACTGGATTCGCGATAATGTTTATTCTACTCTATTTCAGGAAGATGGGTGGACATGCCGTGATCGCACTCTTTGGAACATTATGCCAGCTCCAGCGTATGAAGACTGTATGCGCAACGGGTGGACAACGGTTGACTCACTTCGCTCTCGCACATCTCTCACTATTGTGCGTCCCCAAGATGTTCTGGTCTATGAACCACCTGATCCACTCTGTATACGGTGCGGAGGTAAGGGACATGCTGGATGCCAAATTGAAAAACACGAGCCACGCTATGATGTGTTCTTCACATTATTTGTAGATGATGATGGCCTGATTTATGTTCCTCCAGCAGATACGCGCGCTTACGGCGCCGCGCTACCAACCTTACGACGACCCTTGGCAGCAGGCTTAGACTCTGAGATCTCTACGATCGTAGGCGTGGGCGTAGGCGTGGGCGTAGGTGCGGGAGCAGGCGCAGGGGCCTCCTCTTCCTCATCGCCCTCCTCCTCATCCTCGTTGTCGGAACCGAGCGCAGCCTTAGCGCCGCCAGCCACGGGGATAGGTGCCTCGCCATCATCCTCATCGTCCTTGAACATATCGCGCGCCGTCTGACGCTTGCGCTGGTAGACCTGGACATACGACGGCTTCCACGTCAGACCAAAGCCCTGACCGATTACGTAGATGCTACCGCTTGCCACGATCTTCGCCTGGCAGCCCTTCGCGAACGCAGACTGAAGATCAGTGGGAGTCAGCATTACCTCATCACCCTCTGCATCAATCACATCCATCGAGACCTTGCCATCGTAAACGGGCAGCTTGAAACGCAGCGATGGGGGATACTTACCATTAGGGACCCAGCCATCATTCGTCTTATCAACTGAGACCGATAGGAACTTGTTGAATGAGTCGCGAATCGACTCCTCCCCGCGCTTCTTGCCGAACCATGAGGCTGAGTTCGTGACTGCTGACTGGATCACTGCCTCTTGGAACTCACGCAGGAAGTTGTAGGCCTTGGAAACATCATCCGTGCCAGGTGCCGCCACCTGACCATACGGATCGCAGCCCTGGAGCGAAGCTGACATAGTGTAGGAGGTAGTGATGCTGCCATCCTTGTTCTCGTTCTCCTTTACGAGACAGCCACCAGGGAAACCGAATTGAGGGAAACGGAACTGAACATTCTGAGACTTGTACTTGAACGCGACCGAGACACCACCCTGCTTGTTACGCTTAGGCTCGGAGAACTGGATATCAGAAGCATTGATCTTGCAGATGTTAACGACAGCTGGTGCGGACATTTCTTTTCTTTTGGGTTGTGCTTTCCTATTCTCTGAGGAACGGCTGATCCGTTTTGCCCTCATGTTTCCATATCGGTTTCCAAATTTGGTTTTCGTATCATTCACTAGTAATAACTAACGATAGATGAGCTGCCTCGCATGTAAAAATAAAACATCGGTCGACCGTTGTGAATCAAAGGCACTTACAAAGCTTGCATACTGTGGCCGCCACATGCGATGTAAAAACCCAAATGCCTGGATCTCCTCTCGTCCATCACTTTTGCGTAGACTGATTCGGTTTCAAGCAAACTGTCGAGGATTTATTGCTCGTCTACCACTTCGATTTGCTGGTCAAGGTGTTTTACGACGGTCTATCTGCCACAATGATGACGAGATTATAACGATGGAAGGCAAGATGGAAGTTCATCCACATGACTATTTTTCTGTTGAAGAGGATGGAAAGATCTGGTGGTTTGATCAACGATCGATGATTCAGTGGTCACAAAAAGAACTGGATATCCGAAATCCGTATACCCGCACTATTCTTTCACGGGAAGATACTAGGCGTCTACGTAAAGTATGGATTTATAGGAGGAAGCACGGTCTTCCTCTTTACCATGAAGGTCAACAGACCCCAATGAATCTTCTTGAACGACGAGACAATCGGTGGCTGCGTGTTGCTCAAATACTTCGTGAGAACGAATACGATATTCATCATGAACATTTCATATCCCTTGATTATCCTCACATGATAATGATGATCAATACTCTCACAGAAGATACGCGATGGTGGTATACACATACTTCTGACTCTACCGTGTATAAATACCATAACTGGTTGAAAAATATGAGAAATGTCATGCACACATATGACTCCATGACGCTTCTCAGTAGCGATATTGCAGGACTACTCCTATCCGCTCTCTACGATATTCATGCCATGCACGAAATGGCTTACTATATTATTACTGCCTACAATCGGGCTTCTGCCGTAATACTTCCTGAGTTTGATTGAAGAACTACATGGGCTGCATTTCGAGAATTCAGTAGGGCTTGGACTGCTTCTAGATCTGCGGGATGAATTTTTAAAATAGTAGATGGAATATCCTCCTTCTCCTTCTCCTTCTTTTTTGTTACAATTCCACCATCCTCAATCATTACTCCTGTAATATCTTCAACGTTAACCGACTTCTCTTCTTCTGCTATGGGTTCAGGAGTCATTGCACGACGAACTGGGGGAGGAGGGGCAATATTAATTTTCCGAGAAGAAGCAGGGGGCTGAGGAGAAGTCTCGGGTGTAACAGATTCGGGTTTTTCACTTAGAGTATCTGTCGTCTCGATATGCGGAACTGTTGCAGAAGGAGCAATGCCAACAAGTTCCTGTAACTGTTGAGGAACAACCTTATCCTTGATACTTTGAGGAACTATATCCACAATGCTCTTCACACTGTCTGGGATCTGTATATTTACGTTTTTGAGTATGCTCTTGGGATCATTGACCATAGCGGTCACTGATCCGAGTGGGTCACGCTTGAAATTATCAATTGTCGACTGGGGAATCATACGGCGACACCGTTGCGCCCATCCAGCAGGAAGATACCGTCCTGCCGCCAGCGCTACGGCAACAATGATGAGAGCTAGTGTGCTTCCGATCAGGGCGTTCGTGGTGGTCATGTTCGTAGCCTGACCGTCTACCACAATGATAGGGAGGGTAGCATTTTGGGTAGGACTATACGTCGGGCTTGTGGTTGAATATGCAGTTACCATGAACTGTGGACTGGACGTGGACGTGGATGTCATTGCTGCACTTGGACTTATATTATTTACCTGCTGAAAACTTTGAGGACTACCCGATGAACTTATAGACACACTAGAAGTCTGTGACAGAATTACACTTTGACTCATGGAAGAAGAATAAGAGATGGATGAAGATATTGACTGGGACCAACTAGGAGAGGTGGAAGAAGATCCAGTTAGGGAAGCAGTATTTGCAGTAGTTAGAGAAGGGGAAGCGGAAGCGGAAGCGGAAGCGGAAGTGGAAGCGGAAGCTGTTGCACTTATTGACGTAGTAGAAGCCAGCGTGGCTGAAAGAGAAAGGCTTTGACTCTGGCTTAACGTTGAAGACCCCGATCCAGACAGAGATGCAGTCATGAACTTGCTAGCAGATATGGACATGGAAGATGATGACGAAATACTGGAAGATACATCAGTGGTTGGTGAAAGGCTGGAACTGGAACTAGGACTGGAACTGGAACTTGAAGAGGACGTAGATGATACTGCGGTGGTTGGTGAAAG